CAGACCACTTGCACTTGCCATTTATTTTTTATAAATAAATGGCTTAAAACAGTGCAGAACAAGGAATATTAATAGTCCCCTTTTGCCATCGGTTTCCCCAGGGAAACCCCTTTTTTCTCCGGCGGGTGTTCTCATATTCCCTTCCATTATTATTAATGTACTTTTTCGTTCCTTGTACTGGCTTTGCTAGTGTGCATTGTAACATTTGCCACTGCTTATGCAAGGTCGTTCCTTAATTCTCCCTCACTACGTTCAGTCCGATTACCACTCTGATCCTTGCAAAAGCATTGTCAAATGTTCCCTACAATGCACGCAAACCCACTACGAGAAACTCAGAAAGTACATTAATAATAAGGAAAGGAAATAAACAATGAAAACTTGCACCTACGAAAAATCTACCCGCGCCCCACCAGCTCAAAATCTTGAAAGTAGATTATTAGGTTTTAAAAGGAGTTTAGGTTATGGTTGAAAAGGTTGAAATTCACAAATTAAATTTTCCAGTTGCAAATATTTACAATTACAACGCTATGATTTTTAGGAGTGTTGACGGGGGAAAAACATTTTTTCATTGTGGTTATGGAAAATATTTTGCAACTATAGAAGAAGCGCAGGACTACAAGAAGGAAATAGAAAGAAGAGGAAAATAAAATGAAAATAGGCAACAAAATTATTTACGGCAATGAAATAGAATGTATTTTAAAAAAGTACGAAATAATCACAAACGGCGAGGTGATAATATACGCCGATTGTGAAGGCGGTACTATCGTAGCACCTTGGGAAATGTTTAAGGAGGGTTGATATTATGAAGATTTTACTAGAAAAGATTAAGAAACTGGAACAGTTAGAGAAAGCCGCAGACGAAGCAGAAAGCAGATGGACAGCAGAGCCAGAAAACGCAGAATTTGAAAATGCCTTTGATGAGGCATACAAGGCAGAATTTGACGCATATATTAGCACCGCGAAGTATATCGAACATATAACAGACGGAGCGGTTGATTTTATGAAAGCAAAAGAATTGATACAGACAAAACGCGCGGAGCTTTTGCAGCTCTTAGCATAATTTGCAAGGTCGACGCTTCAGGGTTCGATTCCCAGGCTTGCTTTACCCACAAGGGAATAAATAAAGAAAGGTAAAAAATTATGAACAGATTAGAAGAAGCAAAAAAGGCATTTTTAGAAGTTAGACGCATTTTGACAGAAAAACACGAAGATTTTGCACTTGCGAAGGCATACAAGAAGCCTTGGAAATGGTACAGGGAACACGCAACACAAGAAGCCATTGAGATTTTAAGAACAGAAGCAAAAGCAAATTAACCGCCGCAGAGGATGCCAGTCGGACCGATACCGGCGGCGGTTTTACCCTATAAGGGCTATAAAAAATATGGAGGTGCATTTATATGCAAAAAGAATTTATAAGAAATTTTTTAGATGTGGAAGTAGATGGCTTTAATTATACTGTGCGTTATATAATTCGTGCAATGTACGATGTTGTCGATGCTGAAGGTTTTTCAACGCTTAAACAAGAAATCATTGAAGATGTGACAATGACAGATAAAGAAATTGAAGAAGCGGGCGGCACCTCTAAGGTATTAGCAAGCTTTAAAGAGCGTTTTGCTCCATTATGTTGTAATTAGTTTGGGTGTGTAATATTCTAATTATAGAAATCATAGAAAGGGATGAGAAAATAGAAATAAACGAAGATTTAGCAAATGATATTTTGTTTGGTTTTGAATGTGAAAAAGAAGCAAGGAGTAATAAATAAATGTATTTTAAGGGTGCAGGTTGCGCCCTTTTTAATTTGCTTTTTCCTTTAAGGATATAGATGTTGATGTTGGAACCGTTCCTAGCACCACTTTTCAAGTGTTGGTCTGCCAATTCCACAGACCACTTGCACTTGCCATTTATTTTTTATAAATAAATGGCTTAAAACAGTGCAGAACAAGGAATATTAATAGTCCCCTTTTGCCATCGGTTTCCCCAGGGAAACCCCTTTTTTCTCCGGC